CCGCCGGGGCGGGGGCGGCGCGGCCGGAAGGGGCCCGGGAGCGCCTGGTCGTCGGGGGAGAGGAGAGCTTGGCCTCCGATTGCCCAGCTGGCGTACTGCCTAGTCTGGGTGAACGGTCCGGTCGTGTCCGTGGCCTGGGTGGCTCCATGCGCTGCGGCGGCGTCGATCGACATGATGCGACGCGCGCTGTCGGCGAGTTGGAGTCGGACGGCGGCGGGGACTTCGGCGAGCCCGGCGGAGTAGGTGACGACGAGGAAGTCGGACGCTGGCATATCGACCTGGACGAAGCCGTGCCGAAGTTGCCAGGCGACCGGCGTTCCGTCGTCTGTGGTCACCGAGTGGACCGCGAGGAGCGGTGTCCGAGTGGGGAAGATGCGACCGCCGCCGTCGACCTTGAGTCGGTGCGTGTACTTCTCGACGGTGAAGGTCTGGTGGGCTCGGTCTCGGAAAGCTGCTGAGAGCTTGTCGAGGACGAATTCCGCGCGGCGCTTCTCTGTCTCGTTGAGGTCGCGGCCTAGTGCTGCTTCCAGGTCCGAGACGGTCGCGAGCGGTAGGGCGGCGGCGGTCATCTCTCCTCCTACTTCTTGGTCTTGGCCGGAGCGTGCTCCGGATCCTCGATGTCCTCGACGTCCTCGACAGGCTCGATGCCGTCTGCGGCGTCGACAGGCTCGACGATGCCGGCGGCGATCATCGCGGTTGCGACCTGATCCTCGACCTCGATCTCAAGGCCGTTGGTTCCACGGACCAGCATCAGACCCCCTTAAAGACCTGAACGGCGGTCGGGCGCAGCACCTTGCCGCCGTACACGTGGAGACCACGGACGCGGTCAGCGAAGGTGTTCTCTGCACGCATGCTCTCGACCTTGGAGATCTGAGAGACGTAGGCAACCGACGGCTTGTGCAGCGCAATCGCCATAGGCTTTGCGTTGTCCATCCACGGGGACACGACGACGTCGAAGCCGAGGAGGCGACCGATGATCGCTTCTCGCAGGCCCTCGGTCGTGTTGGACTTGTCGAAGGCGGTGAGCTTCGAGCCGTCGGAGAGCAGGAGGCTCTCGAACTTTCCGTTGACGAGCAGGACGCGGCCAGCCTGCGGAACCTTCGCGTCGGTGAGCTTGCCGCGCAGCTCAAGCGCGATCTTGTAGGCGCTCGGCCAGTCAGTGGGTGTGGTCAGGCCGGTCACCGCCGTGCCCTGCGTGGACAGCAGCCCGGTGAGGAAGGCTTCCGCGTCCTCGACGAGGCCGATACCGGCGGACTCGGTGTACTTGTCGAAGCTCTTGTTCGCCTGGGCGCGGTCGATGTCATCGACAAGGAAGTCGAAGGACTTCTCCTGATCGACGACCAGCTCGATACCCGTGTCGGCGACCGTGTCGGGCGCGGTCGTGCGCGGCTGCTTGCCGCCGCCGGACGCGGCTGGGAGGACGCCGGTCTTGTAGTCCTTGACCTTGACGTCGACGATGCCGGCGATGTGGATCTTCGATCCGGAGGTCAGTGCGCCCTCGTACTCGCGGTTCGTCAGGCCGGTCAGGACAGCCTGGTTACGGAAGCTCTCCAGGATGGAGGCCGACCAGACTTCGGGGATAAAGTTCGTGTTAGCCATTGTGGCTCCTTTCGCGGGATCGCCGTCAGGCGAGACCCATCACGTCGTTGAGTTGGCCCGCTCGGCGGGCCTGGTTGATCTGCTCGGCACTCATGGTCTTGAGGTCCTCGCGTGTGAGCTGCTTGCTCGACCTGATCTCTTCACCTCGATGCCCCGCGTCGGATGCCGGGGCGCCCTTCGGGATCTGCGCTCCTCGCCACGCCAGCAGACGATCCGCAGACGCTTCCAGCTCCTCCAGCGTCGAGCCGGACAGCAGGTCCACGTCCACACCCTTCGCCGCAGCGACCTGAGCGCGTACTGCCTGGACTTCGAGGGCCTTCACGCGGGCCTCAGCCTGCGCAGCCTTATCGAGCGCCTTCTGCAGCTCCGTCTTGCCCTGCTCCTCGTGCTCGTCGAACAGGCGCGCCTTCTCGGCGTTTTCCTTCGCACGCGCCTCGTTCTGGCGTGAAAGCGCCTTCCACCTCTTCGCTTCTGCTTCCCAGTCCTTTGTCTGCTCCGTTTCGGTAGCAGCCTCCGAGACCTGAGCCTCATCCGCTTCCCCGCCCGCAGGCGTGTCAGCGGCATCCACGAATCGCAGATGCGGGCGCTCGTGCAGGTGAATCTTCATGGTCGATCAGTCCTCCCGTTTCGGGTAGCCTCCCCCGCGAGCGCCGTTGCGGCCTTGGCGGGGCTTGATTGTGCGGCGGCGCGTTTAGGCGTTACGCCTTATCCGCTGTGCCGCTTTGCTTTGGGGCTTTCGGTTCTGCCCACGTCAAAGTGGCGCCGTATTCCCCGTGTGCCTCGACTCGGATTAGCTTCCGGTAGTCGGGCGTTCTGCCTCCTCGGTCGGCTTCGCCGAGCCGTTCGGCAGCGATCTTGTGGACCTGCTCTAGGCGGTCCTCGTCGATGACCTGCTGGCCTGCCGCTCCGGGCGGTAGCGGCTGCACGTCGCAGTCGCATCCCGGATGGATCGGGAGCAGATCTTCCTTGTAGTAGCGCTGCGTCGATGCGACGACGCAGAGGCCGCAGTTCTCGCGGCCCGTGAGCACGCGCCGGTAATACGAGCCCGTGTCCGGGTATGCGCGCATCACTTGCCGGGATGCGTGTACCTTCGCAAGCTGAGCGTCACCGCCGATCAGCTGAGTCAAACGCAAGCGCCCCTCAGAGACCGCCTGCTCGACCGGCTTCCCGTCAGACAGCGCCTTGTAGACATCGACCGCAGGGCGGCGGTACACCTTCCGGGGATCGACGCCGCGAGCGCCGAGGACATCCGTCTTATCGAGCGGTGGGACGACGAGTTTCCAGCCGAGCTCGTGGGCGCATCGCGCGAGGTAGGCGCGGGTCAGGTCCGCGATGCGGAGCTGCCCGGCGGTTACCCTGGGGACGAGCGCGTCGATCATCTCCTCGACGGCGCTCGCCCGGTAGTTCGGCATCGAGTCCCAGTAGGCCTCGCCGAACTTCGTGATCTGTGTGCGCACGGCGTGGACCTTGGAACTGTAGACACTTGTCAGGTCGTCCAGGTCCGTCATGCTCACTTCTCCTCAAGGTCGGCTGACTGCGTCTCAGGCAGACGCAGGGCGACGGGCACTGCGCCTGTGAACTTGATTCCGTCGAGGCCGACGACCTGAGCTGCTGACTCCGGTGCGACGCCCGCGCGGATTGCTGTGCCGAGTGCGTCGAACTTGGTTTTCAGCTCAGAAGGATCCCCCCCCCGTGACCGGAGGCTTCGCCTCATCGGTCGGCTGGGGGTTGTCCTGCAGGGCGAACGCGAGAGCCAGCTGCTCTTCGGCGCGGCGTTGCTTGTCCTGCGCGATCTGCTCCGGCGAGTATCCGAGGATATTCCGCTGGATCGTCTCCAGTGCCTCGCCCGCGTTGCGGGCCTGAACTGCTGCGGCGTACTTCTCCGTGAGAGAGACCGCGTGAGGCGGGACGAACAAGACCTCGACGGTTTCGGTCTCGTCAAGGTCGATTCCCTCGACCGCGAGCGCGCGCACCATGAGGTAGGCCAGTGCCGGCTTGAATCGCTCGATCCGGTCCTCAGCCTTGGACAGGAGCGCCTTCTGCGGCTGCTCGGCGCCCGAGGCTGACTGGTTTGCCGAGTCGGGCAGCATGATCGACAGCGGGGTCGATGTCTCGACCGCGAGCTCGCGCCAGTCGTCCTTCGTGGCGTTGAGGATCTCGGTGATCTGCGTCTGGGAGGACTCCCAGATTTCGACGCCGGGAGGAAGCTCCCAGAGGGCGGCGGGCGACGGCTCGAAAATCTTCTGGTAGTCGATCTCGTTCCCGGCCTCGTCCTCAGCGGGCAGGCCTGCCGATCCTTCGGCGCTCTTGAGCGCGCGCTGCCGGAACGCCTGCATCGAGATAATGACCAAGCGCTGCAACGTCTGCCAGTTGATGCGGTCGATCAGGTCGAGGACGTTCTCGAACTCGCCCTCGCCGAAGCGGTTCTCCAGAACGACGACGGGCGGTGCGCCCTCGAACGCTTGCTCGCCGGCCTCGTCCTGCCGCCAGCCGGACGAGACAGTCGAGATCAGGGCCTTCGAGTCACTGTAGGCAGAACGGGAGAACGCCGTGCGCTTCCCGGGGGTCCACATCACCAGATGATCGATGCCCGCCGCGGAGTCTCGCCAGACCTTCACCGCCGCGAGCGCACGCCAGGGCCGGACCGGCTCCGGCTCCACGTACATGTGCTCGGGTCGCTCGTAGGTCACGCAGGCGTGCCCGTCCTCATCTTGTGTGACGAGTAGGTAGCCGCGACCGAGGGTCGCTGCGTCCCAGATCGCGTCGGAGAACGCGACCTTGAGTCGGTTGTCTCGCCAGATCCTGGCTGCGGCCTGCGCCGCCGGCGTCTTGTCGCTCGCGCCGACGGTCACGCCGTTCGGGATGAGTCGGTCAACGAGCGCGGCGACGACGAGCTTTCCGGGGCTGGTGCGCGCGCGACGCTGGAACTTGATCCAGGCTTTCGCCAGGTTCGGCCCCATCTCCGGTAGGGGACTGGTGCCGTTGGTGTAGGAGCGCAGCAGGTCTGTCCTGGTGCGCTCCTTGTCCATCTTGGCTGTGAGGTAGGAGAGCCACTCCTCGGGGGTCTTGGTCATGAGGTGGGGCCTCCTTCCCCAGTGCGTTGTTAGTAGAGGCGGCGCGGAGCGCGGCGTGCCGTCGGTCTTGCTGCGCCCTTACCGACCGCGTCGAGGCCGGCCTTATAGGCGAACATTGCGCCCCAGGTCGCGTCGATCTTGGAGTAGTCCTGATCGTCGGCGGGCTTGACGAGCACGTAGCCGGCTTGGCGCGGTGACTTCCTCGCGTTGAGGAAGTGGGCGGTCATCGTCGGATCGCCGTCGTAGGTGATGAGGCCTTGGTGGATCGCTGAGAGCAGCTGAGCGAAGTTCTCGCACGTCTGAGAGACGTTGCGCTGCGGATAGCGGATAGGCTCCGCAGCGCTGATCTTCGCCCGCAGGCGGCGCGAATACTTGGCCTCCCAGGTCTTTACGTCCTGTGCCCAGCCTGCCGACGGGTCGGCGTAGAAGCCAACCACGTTGTAGCGCTCGAAGGCATCGCGCACGGTCTGCTCGATCTCCAGGCGCGGCGGTTGCCAGCCCTCACCCGCAGGGCCGTCGGGCTGTGTCCAGATCCCCACCTTGAACAGGTGCTTCTGGGTGATCGAGTATCCGATGAGGACGGTCGCGTCGGCGATGCCGATCTTCCGTCCTTCCGACCCGTCGAAACCGAGCGTGATCGGCTCTGTCGACGAGATCGTCTTGCCGTGGTCCTCGATCGCTCGAAGTTCCGGCATCGTGAGCCACGCGTCGGACGCACTGTTGATCTGGTTGAGGAAGTCGGCGCACATGTCAGCCGGATCGTTATCCGGATGCCAGAACGAATCTGCGATGCGCTCTAGGTCGACCCAGCCGGGCTCGCACTCTGGATCGTGGATTGCGCAGCCGCGCGGATCCCGAGCCGAGTCGCCGTAGGCGATCCGCAGGCCCTCGATGAGGGACTCGCGGTCCGTGATGTCCGTGTCGAGCGGCGCCTGCCTGTGGTCGTAGTAGAGGCCTCGCGAGGCTTCCTTCTTGACCTTCCCGGCCTTGACCAGCTCATAGAAACGTGCCGTGTTCTCGGCGACCGAGCGCTCTCCGATCGTGAAAGCGTTCGGCGTCTCGATAGTCAAACCGCCGAGCTTGTCCGCGTTGGAACGTAGGGTCTTTGCGAGCTTCGGCCCGCCGTTTCCGGGTAGCCAGGTCTCGGTCTGGTCCATAACGGCCATGACGGCTTTGGCACCCTTGACGGAGGTCGCCGAGGACGTGCGCTTCTCGATACGTCCACGGCGCAGGGCGACGAAGCTGTCCATCGGGTCGATACCGTACTCGTCCTCAGCTGGCGAGCCCCTCAGCATTTCCAGGAGCGGATCCCACGTGTTCGCCGTCTGATCGTCCGTCGTTGCCGTGACCTGCACGAGCGGCGTTCGCCGCGTCGACCACGGCACACCGACTGGCTGGCCCTCCGCATCCCACCCGTCGCACAGGACAGGCCCCATCGCTTCGGCGCAGCAGATCGCCGCGAGAAACGGGGACTTGCCCCAGCCACGAGGCCGGGACAGAACGGCGCGCTGCTTGAGCCTGCGACCTGTGTGCGGGTCCAGCTCGTACACATGCACGAGGAAGTCGAGCTGCTCCTGCGTTGGCACGAACGGGATCATCTCGTCCTTGTCCGGCGTCAGCAGGAACGCTGTCATCCAATCGGCGACGTCATAGCCGAGCGTGGGAAACTCGTCCTCTTCGTCGATTGGTTGCCAGGGCATTACTGCACCGCCTTGAGGACTGTCTTTCGCCTCCTCGACCTCGATGAGACCGGCAAGGCCTCAGCCGACGGGCCGTCATCTTCCAAGCCGTCCGCGACCGCGAACTGGATCCGCAGCCTAGCGCGGTCCTCGGGCGTCGCACCAAACTTAGCGACGCGCAGACGAAGCTCAGCCGCGACCTTGAAGTCACCCTTCCAATACAGGGCATGCAGATACGCCGTGTCCATGAGGAACGCCCAGTCGGTCTCGGTGTACTCAGCGGAGAGAGGCGACTCGCCCCACATCTTCCACCAACGCTTCGTGATCGTCGGCCAGTTGAAGCGCTTCTTCTTCGGCACGCCGAACTCATCGACGACGACCTGCTCGATAGTCGGAAGTGCCGGCTGCTCCACAGGCTGAGCCGTGATGATCCGGAGCACCTGCGGATCCTTATTCCGACGAGCGCGCGAGCCTTCCGGCTTCGGCGCAGGACCGCGACCAGCCACACAGACCACCCCCAACCTATCTGCGGAATAACAACGAAATAAGCGTTACAATAAGAGACATGAAAACGTGCGAACAATGCGGCCACCAGCTCAAAGCCTGGGCGCGAGCCGACGCGCGCTTTTGCTCGACCCGCTGCCGAGTCGCTCATCACCGATCAACACGAGCCGACGAAGCCGCCGGCCTCCC